AAACCAGTATTTTGTGCGCCTGAAGTATTTGCCGATAAAGCTAAATTACCAAAAGCAGAATTATAAAGACCTGTATTTGTGGCTGCCATTGCACTAGCACCTACAACAGTAGCACTAGCAATACTACCACCACCCTTACCAACAGTAAGACCTGATATAGAAGCATCATTAGCTAAAGTTAAGCTAGTGCCGTTAAAGGTCATATTGGCTGAACCAGCCAATGAGCCGCTAGAGTTATATTGGACTTGGGTGTTTGAACCGCCAATAGTGCCTGTAGCTTTTGTGGCTAAAGTCTGAACATTTCCAGAATTATCTTTATAGAATAGTTTGCCATCAGTAGCATTAATAGCAAGTTCAACTCCAAGAGAAGTTGTAGTTAAATTGCTTGCAGATGGAGTATTACCAGTAGTAGTACTGCCATAAATCAGGATGGGGGAAAATCCGCTTTGAGCCATATTAATTCCTTTTAGCCATTATATTTAAAAAGAGCCACCTGAGATACCCCCAGTAATAGCATTATTGGTGTAATTGTAAGTAAGTCCAGTATTCGTATACTGTGCTGTATTTCCAGTTGCAGAGGAAGCAAAAGTAATATAGTTTGTTGAGCCTGATCCAGCAGCAAGATTTAAGTTTGCTGCATTAGTCGCATTAGTTACTGCGGTAGTTCCAATAGTGGAAACTACTTGTGCTGCGGTAGCTGCGGTAAAGGCAGAAGTCCCATTGCCATAAGCAAGACCTGTCAAAGTTGCAACTCCAGTACCACCACTTGCAACACCCAAAGTACCAGCTAAAGTGACTGCACCAGTAGTAGATGTATTAGGAGTTAAGCCAGATAAAGAAGTTTGGAAAGAAGTGACAGTCGCTGCACCACTTGAAGCTGCGGTAATCCGACCATAAGCATCTACTGTCAGACTTGTGTTGGTATAAGAACCAGATGTAACCGCAGTAGCTACAAGTGCTAGAGTTGGTGTTGTTCCACCAGTACTACTGATTTGACCAGTTGTTCCACTTACTGATGTTACTGGGGCAGTTCCGTTAGAAGCTGCGGTGATCTGACCTTGTGCATTGACAGTAAATGAACCATAGGTATAAGAGCCAGCAGTTACACTAGTATTAGCAAGGGCGATAGTTCCAGTAGTAGTAATAGTGCCACCTGATAAACCAGTACCAGCAGTAATCGAAGTGACAGTACCGACTGAAATTGATCCACCAAGGCTGGTAGCAGTACCATTAATAGTGATGGAAGAATTCGCTAATTGAGCATTAGTAATAGTGCCTGATAGCGCAGTAGTAGGAATAGTAGTGCTGGCAGTCATCGCTGAAGTGCCATTACCATATACATATCCAGTAAGGGTAGTTGCTCCAGTACCACCAGATGCAGCCCCTAAAGTGCCAGCTAAAATAATTGCGCCACCTGTAGCAGTACTAGGTGTTAATCCTGATAGGCTAGTCTGGAAGCTAGTTACTTCACCAGTACCATTAATGGCAATAGTAATAGAACCTGCACCATTGGTAATCGAGATTCCAGTACCAGCAGTTAATGTAGTCCTAGTAAATCCAGAACCATTTCCGATGTCAATTTGACCATTGGAAGGTGTAGAAGTTAAACCAGTACCACCATAAGAAATGCCTAAAGCATTAGTTAAAGTCAAGGATGTTGCGCTGGCAGCACCCAATACTGGGGTGACTAAAGTAGGGCTATTGGCTAAAACAACCGATCCGCTACCAGTTGTAGAAGTAGAAGATGCAGCAGTTAATTGACCTTGTGCATTGACAGTAAAGTTTCCTAGCGTATAGCTTCCTGAGGTGACAGTAGTATTGGCAATTGCAGCAGTTACCGCAGCCGATCCATTGTAAGAAGTTCCAGAAAGCCCAGTTCCCAGAGTCAAAGCAAATAAATTAGAACCTAAAGCTACTCCAGAAATAGTCGAATTAGCCAATTGAGCATTGGTAATTGTTCCAGATAAAGCAGTAGTGGGAATCGTAGAAGAAGCTGTAAATGCGCTTGTACCATTACCAATCAAATAGCCAGTTAAAGTTGTTGCGCCTGAACCGCCATTGCCTACTGGCAGAGTTCCAGTAACACCTGTAGTTAAGGGTAAACCAGTAGCATTACTTAATATACCAGATGCAGGAGTACCTAAAGCTGGAGCAATTAAAGTTGGATTGCTTTGTCTTACAAAAGTACCTGATCCAGTACCAGTATATTCAGTATTGGTTAAATGGTAATACTGGTTCGCTGAACCACCTTGTATTCCACCCAATCCATTATGCAAAGTAACTAATGGAGTAAGTACATTGGTTGCATATTGAGTTCCATTGTAGGCTACAGTAAATGTTGTATTGTTATTAGAAGTGGTAAATCCAATTCCACCCAAAGAATCAGTCGCATTAATGGTGTAGGCTGGTTGTGTAGTTTGTACTACATAAAGACCATAACTAGGTGTAATGTTGGTAATTGGTGGCGATGTGATGCCAAACAAATTGTGCCAAAGGCTACCACTTACAGCAGTTTCATTTGCATAAGTACTTGGTACTAAAATAGTAATCGAAGTATTAGATGCAACTGCTGTAATTTGATAAAGACCTTGTGGAGTGGATACAAAGTCAGCGACAGTATTAGTTGCTGAACCTACTGCGGTGCTAAAGAAAGAAGCAGAAGCAGTAAGAGTTCTAGAAGTACCAGTACCAGTTGTTGTAAAAGTAACACTTGTAGCTGATGAAGGAATAACTTGATAGGTATTTCTAGTTAAAGTTGATACTCTGCCACCACCTACAGAATTGACACCAGCATAAATATCAAAAGTCCATTGACCTGCATCTAAAATTGTCCTGCCCAATGGAGCAGATAACAAACCAATAACTGTAACTGTATTGTTATTAGGATTTGATACTGAGGTTTGTGTACCACCTGCGGTTACTGGAGTAGTTGATAAAGTAGCTATTGGAAAAGAATTGTTTGTACCAGAAGGAGTAATAACTGGAGTCGCATTCCAAAATGAAATTCCTTGACCTGCACTACCACTTTGAGTATTGGTCACATTGACCCAAGAAGAACCATTCCAACCTAAAAGCTGACCGACAGCAGCACCACTTACTGATACATCAGTTAAGTTTTCTAAGGGGAAGCTGCCTGATCCACCCAGGCTAATTGCAGTACCACCGACAGTAACTGAACTATTGGCAAGTTGAGCATTGGTGACTGTCCCACTAAGTGCGGTAGTAGGGATCGTGGTAGAAGCAGTCATGGTGCTTGTACCATTGCCATATACATAGCCAGTTAGAGTTGCTGCGCCAGTTCCACCATAAGCAGGAGTAATGACAGTACCATGCCAGACACCAGTTCCGATTGTGCCTACAGTTGTTAGGCTAGATGTAACAATCGAGGATGGTAGGGTTGTGCCAGTAAGATTGGCAGCAGTTAAATTGGTCAGATTTGCACCAGAAACCGCACCGAAAAGAGCAGACCAAGTACCAGTAGTTACAGTTCCAGTAGTGGTCAAGCTGGTTGATCCAGCTAAAGGACTAGCCCCAATTGAGTTATAAGAAATGGTATGAGCAGTCGAACCATTAAAAACTACTGGAGAAGCATCACCAGTACCACTTGTATTAAAGGTCAGCGAGTTAGTGGTGTTGGCAGTAATTGTGCCAGAGCCACCTAAAGATACTGTCACACCATTGTAGGTAACTGAACTATTGGCTAATTGAGCATTAGTGATAGTGCCGCTTAAAGCAGTAGTAGGAATGGTTGTAGAAGAAGTTACTAAACCACTTCCATTGCCATAAATATAACCAGTATAGCTATCAAAGGTTAAATTGCCAGTAGCTTCTAAAGTGGTGAATTTACCAGTAGAAGCAGTAGTTGATCCAATTGGAGTGCTATTTAAGCTATCTAAAGTTAAAGCAACCCCAGAAATTGTGCCACCAGTAATCGCTACTGAACTAGCATTTTGAGTACTCATTGTACCCAAGCCAGTAATCGCAGTATTGGGGATGGTAGTAGAAGCGGTCATTGCTCCAGTACCATTTCCATAGACATAACCTGTCAATGTAATCGCACCAGTACCACCTGAAGCTGCTCCCAGAGTTCCAGCTAAAACAATATTTCCACCAGTTGCGGTGCTAGGTGTTAACCCTGATAAAGAAGTTCTAAATGAGGTAACTTCGCCACTTCCATCGACTGCAATAGTAATTGATCCTGCGCCATTGGTAATGGCAATACCAGTTCCAGCAGTCAGAGTTGTTCTAGTAAATCCAGTTCCATTACCAATATCAAGTTGACCATTGGTCGGAAGGGTGCTTAATCCAGTACCGCCATTGACAATAGGCAGAATTCCACTTACCTGAGTGGTTAAACTGATAGTGCCACTAAGTGCAATAGTCGGAATAGTAGTTGATGCAGTAATCGCACCAGCACCATTGGCATAAACATAGCCAGTATAGTTTCCTAAAGTGACAGTACTATTGGCAGAAAGGGTTGTAAATTTGCCAGTAGAAGGGGTTGTAGAGCCTATAGGAGTGTTATCTAAGCTATCTAGAGTAAGACCTACACCAGAGATTGTTCCACCAGTTATAGCCACACTATTGACATTTTGGGTGGACATTGTTCCCAGACCAGAAACCTGAGTATTACTAATCGCAATAGAGGTTGTATTGGCTGCGGTAAGTTGTCCTTGGGCATTAACAGTAAAAGTTGCTACAGAGCCAGCAGAACCATAAGAACCTGCGGTAACTGCGGTATTAGCCAGAGCAATAGTAACTGCGCTAGAGCCATTAAATGATCCACCAGATAGACCTGTGCCGATAGTCAAAGCATAAGGTGTAACTGCGGTGACAGTAGTGCTGCCACCCAATGCAACTGCATTGCCATTGATAGTGATTGAATTATTGACTAATGCACTATTAGGAATTGCAGTTAAAGTATTGGTAGAACCACTAATGGAAGTGCCAGTTAAAGTAGTTAGGGTAGACCCTAATGAAACACTTGTTGACCCAATAGTAATGGATGAATTGGTTAAACCTGAATTTGGGATAGTCGCATTAATTTGACTTGGTGCAATACTAATTGGTGTATTGGTTGCGCTAGTAATTTGACCTTGAGCATTTAAAACTAAAGATGGTACATAAGCAGCAGTACCATAAGACCCTGCGGTAACACCAGTATTGGTAATACTAAATTGTGTACCAGTAAGGGTTAACCCTGTACCAGCACTATAAGTGCCTTGACCAGAAATTTGTGTCCAAGTAATAGGAGTGACATCAAT